CCACACATACGCTAAATTAGGCGCTGTTTCAATGTCGTAATACAGAATCTTGGTCATATACCAGTTTAGGGGACAGTCAGTAGGCGAAGGGTGCATACCCCTTCCCACCAGTTGCCATCGTCAGATAATTTCTCTGCTGACATAGCTATCTGATCAATTACGCAAGTGTCGCTCTGGGAACCTTCCTGATAGGTGATTATTTCTCTGTTCGTCATCGCTGTTTTTAACGCATTGTATTCAACTTTCGTGTCATACGCTGCTGCTGAACCCCTACCCCTAGATGTAGCAACCCTTGATTTAAGAATAATTGGCACTATTATCTCGTCAACTCTTGTCGGAGCAGGGAACGCTTTAATCTTCCAAGACTCTATTTGCGGTCCTGCTGTAACTGTTGTGTCTCTAGTTAGGTTTAATTGTATTTTGAACGCTTCTGACAACTCAGGGACAAGTGTCGTAATGTTTGCTGGTGTTTTGTTCGCCAATGCTGCTGTAGTTACTGAGATGTTTTCATCGTTTGTAATTGTCGCCGTCGTTGTCCCACCTGCGCTTGTACCAGCCACAGAATACTGCACTTCAGAGCCACTGTATTGAACACTTGAACCACTGTATTGGTTACTTGCAGATGATAAAGATGCAGGCGCTTGCCGTAACTCAATACTACGAAGCACCTTATCAAATTGACTGTTCCAACTAACATCGCCAACAACTAACGTACCTGTAGCTGCTAACTCACCTGTTGACTTTTCACCCTGCACACCATTAGTTGTGTCGGTAAAGTATGTTTCCCCTAGCGCTCTAGCGATGTAAGAAACATTGCTAGGCGTTGCGTCAGCGCCACCAGATGTACCGTCTTTAACAGATACAAGATCTGCTGCCCAAGCTGGGACTAGTGTTTCAGTAAACCGTGACAAATCAGCCCTATATACCTTACCTAAACCGCCTCCAAACCATACAAATCGTTCATCAGCAGCCAAACTGTATACTTGCCCAACGTCGTCGATAACAGGACCATAAGTTATTGAACCAGACCCTGCATCTATCGCAGCAATACGCAACCCTTTAGTTGTAGCTAAAGCAAGCAACCCAGCGTAAGAAACCATGTCATTAATTTTCTCACCTCTAGGCAACTCAGCCACTTGTTGCGGTTCTTCAAGCAAACCATCAGCAGCTCCAACAGATACAAAGCTAACAAACCCTGTATCAGCAGCGTTACCGGCTGCGTAAAACCCTACCGGGCCTGAACATATCGTGACCCAACTCCCACCTGCTTGTGGAATAGTTGAATCAAGGCTGCTTGAAACTTTCGCACCGCTAGAGTCCACTTCGGCTATGTTTGTCCCATCTAAGAAAAACAATCGGCCCCCAACAACTCTTACAATGTCAGGGTTCAAAGAACCAAAACTTGTAGGTTGTGTCGTCGCCCCAAGATTCACACTTGCAGCGACCCTATTAGAACTGTAAGCAATAAATACTTTAGATCCATCTGTTGTAAAATCGCTTATCGTTTGAGCGCTTGCCAAAGCCGTCACTGTAGACCAGTTAACGTCAGCGTCAGCCGAATTAAACGCATTAGAGAAATACAAATTTGTTCCCTGAGCCACATACATGTACGACCCAAGCATTTTCATTTTTACATCAGTCCACGCAAACGTGTCATTCTTAGACTCACAAATAGGCAACAAAGAAATCTTGCCTTCAGTCCACACATCCACATTCGTAGACGAATTGAACCTGCTCCTATTAGACTCAGCATGGTCAAAAAACTGTTGCCCAGCCCCAAACGACCAATCCGTCTGCGACCTCAACCAAAACTGGTTATCAATAGATTGCTCTCCAGGTTCACTTGAAGTGTCCCTTTGCTCACGCAACGTAGGAATAGCAGTCCGACGGTACTGGTTAACGTCAATGTTGTACGAACGTTCCGTAGCATCTATCGTTAAAGTAACTGGTAACCGTTCAGCTTTGTGAACCATTTAGACCCCTCTATAAAAAGAGTTCTGCGTTTTTGTACCTGACCGCATCCAATACGTTGGATACTGTTGATCTAACCTTGCTGCTTCAGCGTTAATTCTAGTTTCACGCAACGCCCGAAGGTCACGCATAGAAGCAGATATAGCACCAGCAGGAACCTCATCCGCTCTACGACTAGATCCCTGTTCGTCAATAAATTCTCGTCGAACAGGTCGTGTAGACATTAACCGTAACGCTGCTCCAACTGACGGCAAATCATACGCTGAAGAATGCAAGCCAACAGTACTTAACGCTGTTGACGTAGCAGCCAACGCAGTAAACCCTGTCTTGTATTGTACTCTGACTGCTTGCCCGGAGTTAGCGTCATCATGCAAAATTAAAGCGTACCCTGAAGCAAATGAACTTGTCTTTCGATCTCGTCGCAAAGTCCACGCAGGCAACACCGGCTCAGTGTTCTCAGAACCGTCATCAGTATACGTTACCTGGTACACAGTCAAAACGTCGTCAGTTACCCCGGTCAGGTCGTATCCGTCTTGAGCTATGTTGTATGTAAACTCAACGGTTTTCATCTGGTACAAACCATTTTGCGGAGATGATAAGTCAGCTAATTCATCATTAATAGCGTTTAACACAAGCTGTGCAGGAAATTTAGGATTAACCGTAATCAGATCTCCTGTGCTATGTGCAGCAGCAGTAGTGCCACGAAAAGCACGTTTAACCGTAGCGTCGTTATTTGTAGCGTTAACGCTAAACACGTACATTAACTCAGTACCGATTTCAATAAGTGAACCTTCAACAATCCCAGCAGTATCATAAGTAAAATTCAAAGTCGTCGCAGAATCATTAACACCTGTAGCTAATACGTCGTGTTCTTCAACGTAATCAGTTAACAACAAATTTTTTGTTTCATCTATCCAAGTTTGAGCGGTCATAACGCATCAATACTATTCATAAGTCTTTCGCTTTCTTTCCTACTCGCATCGCTAGAATACAAACGACCTGCCTGGATTTCGCTTTTAGTTTCAGCGTGTTTTTCTAAATGAGCTGAACCATTAATAGATTTAGGTTGCAAACCATTCTGGCGTAAACGCTTATAGGCAGACATATCAGCATCTTTAGCTTTATCAGCTTTTTTTGTAGCGTCTAAATCAATAACAGAATTACGAGAAGGCGTAGCTGAAGGCGCAATGTTTACACCTGAAATAAGTTTAGTCATTGCTTTCCCACAAGTAACGCAATGAAACGAATGCCCATCATTAAAGCCATGTATTATTTCTTCAATGTTCCCGCATTGTTTACATTTATAGTCATACCGTGGCATAACCCTCTACCTCTATTCCGTACCCAGCATTTTGTAAAATATTTATTTCTTCATCTGTAAAATCAGTAGGAGATTCATGCCCACCATATATTGTCCGAGAAACTGTACTTACGTCTGCCGGTTGTCGAGTCGTTACCGACCCATCGTTTAATATAAATATATTAACCCCTCTAGCTGTCGGAGGATAGAATCTCCGCAAGTTCCTAGCAGGGCTAATAGTTGGGAATCTAGTAACGTCTAATGTCGGGACCGTATTTTCAAACACTGGAACGTATTTTTTATGAAACAACAGTTGTTCTATAAACGTAGACCCAGTAATTGTGTCAACAGATATTTCTTGGTCCATGCTGACAGTCACAGACGGCGTTGTAGACGTTCCAGCAATAACTGATGGTTCTACACTAGCGTCGCCTGTAATCGTCGCAGAAGGCGTTGTAGCAGCCCCAGCGATCACTCCAGCAGCAACACTAGCCGTACCTGAAATAGTTGCTGACGGCGTAGCGCCAACACCAGCAATCACGCTAGGAGCAACGTTCGCTGCCCCTGAAATAGTCGCTGAAGGTGTCGTAGCAGCAGTCGCTACCACACTAGGAGCTACATTAGCTGCCCCTGATACAGTCGGTGCAGGTACAGTTGTTGTAGCTGCAATTACCGCAACGGCAGCATTCGCAGAGGCTGTCACGGTTACAGCCGGAACAGTCGCAGAACACGCTATTGTTGATGCGTTGACTGTCGCATCTGCTTGCGAATAGTTTACGCTTGAACTTGCGTAGGTAACCGCAGATGAACTGTAGTTTATTGTCACCTGCTGACCTCACTACTCTTCGCCGTAAAGAATCTCCTCAGGCTGAGTCTTACGACCAACCAACGAGAATGAACTATCTCCAACTTTAGTAGCAGCCCAACCTTTAAGAACAGATAACACGGCAGCGAACCCAGAAGCTACAACAAGTTTCCAGTTGCTTACGCCCATCTCAAGGAAAGAGTTACCACTGATTGTGGCTACTGCTGCTTGTACGAAAGTCGCTCCGCAGCGTTCAAGTAAATCTAGATATTCTTTCATTTTCTTCCTCGCTTAGCATCTTTAACTGCTTTTGAAATAGTTGCTTGCAATCGTTTAGTGCTTTTTGCTGCTGCTGCATTAATGTTGCTTGAGTACTGAGGTTGCCCATATTTAGGTTTCCGATGAAGATGCTCATTAGGTTTTTTAGCTACTCGTCTAGGCCGAGCTGCTGCTGTGCCACCCTTATAGTAAGGAGCTTTTTGATATTTCTGCCGTAAAGAAACAGGCTTAGTGTCAGTCCATTGACCAGCAGTATCAGTAAACCCTGATTTTTTTGCTTTGAAAGGGCCAACTCTAGGTGCCCCACCTCTAGCTGCTGCTGTGCCACCTCTCCTTGTGGGACTAGCTGTTCTAGGATCTGCTTTACCTCGTTTAGGTCGAGCTGCTGCTGTACCATAATTTTTTTTCTTTGCCATGATTTACCTCAACAACGCTTTCCAAGTATTAGGACCAACGATCCCATCAACATATAATAGACGACGCTTTTGGAACTCCACAACAGCCTTATGTGTAAGCTTTCCAAAATCTCCATCGACTTTATACCGATAAAACCCCCTATTACCAAGAAGCCCTTGGACTACCTCTACAGGCTGCCCCTTAGAACCCTTCTTTAACGGGTGTCGTCGGATCAAATCTTCTATCTCAGCTAACGCAGCGCCAATGCCTTTAAGATCTTGCTTGACTTTTTTCGTAGCTTTCGTTCCCTTCAAAGCAGGAGCATCAAACCATTGAACCTTGCCGTTAACTACCTTGCAAGGCTGATGATGCCACCACTCACCCGGAACGTATGCGACCATGCCATACGATTTAGCTATAGCGTTTACTTGAGACGTACTGATACCTCGACCAGTAATTCTAAAGTCAACGGCATAACCCCAGTTATCGAACGCTGGTTGCTGCATGTGATACGAGCCTTGAAACCCTGAAGATGTTTTACGATCAGGGTTAGCTGCTAGGTTAAACCCTGCTCTACCGCTTTTGTATCCGTCGTAGAAGTATTTTTGTTGTGCGTAGGTTCGGACAGCGGACACTACTTTGACACGGCCAGAGATTCTGTCGTCGGCGAAGAATGCTTCTAACCTGCGTTTGAACTCTGGGTGTAGAAGTTTAGTGTTAATGCTACTGTTCGTCGTCGGTATCATCTTCTGGTGGCTCTTGTAACTTTCTAATTTGTACTGCTTGTACGCAGATTTTTAATTGTAGTGGGAATTGTCTTTCTATTTCTTGAAGTATCTCTACTGGGCTGAGTTCCATTGTTATCCTTCCAATGCCTCCACTTTGTCGGCTAATTTTTGAAATGCTTGTAACAGCATAGGTGTTAATACTGAATACTTTAGATTTTTGTAGCCGTCGTCGCCTTCTCCTACTAAACCGGGCATTATTTTTTCAACATCTTGTGCAACAAGACCGAGAAGTTTCTTTCGTGTTTCTGGGTTAGTATCAACTAATTCCATAGTAGGTTCAGCATCTGTTTTGTTGCCGTCGTCATCGTATTCGTAAGTAACTTTATTCGTCTTTACCATTTGGTAATTAACGACTTCGAGTTTTCGTAAATCTTCATAATAGTCTCTAGCTGCGGATGTCGTTTTCAATCGTGCATCTGATAAAGCTCCATACGAATTGTTTGTGTTTTGTATGTCGCCGTCGTTGTAAATTTTGCAATGTATAGTTCCGGTTGAGCTGTAATCTGATACAAACCAAGAATTTACATTGGTAGAAGCGCTGTTTACACGGTAAACAGCTAACACTGGTGCGTTAGTTGACTTCACGCTTAAAGTGCCATCGTTGCTAGGCATGTCAGCTCCCATTGTTGTCCCAATCCCAACAAATCCGTCTTTGGTAATTACCATTGCCGTATTTTCGATACCGTTTCCGTAATTGCCAGAAGTCCCAAAGTGAAGTTCAGAACCGCCACCAGTTATCTTTGCTGCTATTCTTGCGACTGCGTTGTCCGTACCTGTGTAAGAAAAATCAAGTGCTGTAAAATCATTTGCATCATATTGGCTGTTAGTAATACAAACTCCACCTTTGCCAGTTCCGGTGAACGAAGTTAAGTCGTCATCAGTAGCAAACTCAACAGGCCAAGTAGGGGCAGTTTCGCCAAAAGACAAATGCCCTGCTGGTCCAACGATGAGAGAGTCTGTGCTTTCATCCCACCAAAAATAACCATTCGCAGTTGTCGCTCCGTAAAAAATTACATCGTAACCTGTGTCGTCTACGCCAACTGTCAGTGTGCTATCAAATTGAGCAGCACCATCTACTTCAATCGCCCCAGCAAACGTAGCTTTCTTAGCAGGGCTAATCGTCAAAGCAGTAGCAGGAGTTTCAGAACCCCCATCAGGAGTAACCTGAAACAACAACTCCGTCGGCATATCGCCATCAGCAGGAGTTCCATCAGCCAACGCCTGAATCACAGCCCCAGTAGCATACGAATTGCCGTCATACCCCTGAAACATGATCTTACCAAGAACAGCGTCATCATCAACTGGCCCTGACGGTGAAGCAGCAGAACCTTCTGTTTTTCGCAACGTCAACTGGGCAGCAGTCGCCTCAGTATCATGATGAGCAGTCAAATTAAAAATTGCAGCAGCAGAATCCTTAGCAACCGACAAAGAACCAACAACCGACGGATCAGCAGACCACGCAGACGTACCAGCAGCCGTACCATGCAACAAAGCACCAGCAGAAGCAGTCGTGTCACCAATACCCAACTTCTCCTCAATCTGCAACACAGCACCATTCACATTATTATGAATCGTCGCATGATTAGGAGAATCAAGCGTATCAGAATCAGCTATATTATCAGGAATCTCATT